ACTAATGGGTAGTAGTTTTACTATCAACAATCCTAACGCGACAACTACATGTGGTTGTGGAAGTAGCTTTGCGGTATAATTATGGCATACAGTGATAAAGTAATTGATCATTATGAAAACCCACGTAACGTTGGGTCGTTTGATAAAGACGACGCCGATGTTGGAACTGGCATGGTCGGTGCACCGGCTTGCGGTGATGTAATGAAGTTGCAAATTAAAGTAGAAGCTGGTATAATAACAGATGCACGATTCAAAACTTATGGCTGCGGCTCAGCGATTGCTTCAAGTTCGCTTGTTACTGAATGGGTCAAAGGTAAGACTTTGGACCAAGCAGAGGGAATTAAGAATTCTCAAATTGCAGAAGAGCTTGCATTACCGCCAGTTAAGATCCACTGCTCTATACTGGCAGAGGACGCTATCAAAGCCGCAGTAGAAGATTACAGAAAGAGACAAAAATGAGCCAAGCACAATATAACCTAAAAACAAAAACAGAATATCTACATCGTAAGATGTTCTTAGATCCAGACGGCCCGGTCACCATTCAGCGATTCGAGGAAGTTAAGTATCCTAAGATTGCAAACTTTGAAACTACTGCACGTGGTTTCTTTTGGGTCCCGGAAGAAATCAGTCTAACTAAAGATGCAGGAGATTTTAAAGATGCCAGCGAAGCCGTTAAACATATTTTTACTAGCAACCTACTACGTCAAACAGCACTTGATAGTTTGCAAGGTCGTGGACCAACACAAGTATTCACTCCTGTCTGTAGTTTGCCAGAAGTCGAAGCCTTAATGTATAATTGGGGTTTCTTTGAAACTAACATTCACAGCCGTTCTTACTCACACATTATCCGTAACATCTACAATGTGCCAAAAGATGTTTTCAATACTATTCATGACACTAAAGAAATTGTAGACATGGCCTCTAGTGTAGGTAACTATTATGACAAGTTACATGTTATTAACTGCCGCAAGGAGTTAGGTGAAGCTGTAGACGAATACGAACATATTAAAGCTATTTGGCTAGCACTACATGCTAGCTATGCCTTAGAAGCGTTCCGTTTTATGGTATCGTTTGCTACAAGTCTAGCAATGGTAGAGAATCGTATTTTTATGGGTAATGGTAACATTATCAGTTTGATCCTACAAGACGAGCTACTACACAAAGGTTGGACAGCTTGGATCATTAATCAAGTTGTTAAAGAAGATCCTCGCTTTGCACAAGCTAAGATTGATTGTGAAGCTGAAGTTTATCAACTATATATGGATGTTATCCGTGAAGAGAAAGACTGGGCAACCTACTTGTTTAAGATGGGCCCAGTGATTGGATTGAACGCAAACATTCTACGTGACTTTGTAGACTATACCGCAGTCGGTGCTCTAAAAGAAATTGGTATTAAGTATCAAGCTCCTGCACCCAAGACTACTCCTATTCCTTGGTTTAATAAACATGCTAACACAAGTAATAAGCAAACAGCACTACAAGAAAACGAATCAACAAACTATGTAATCGGAGTCATGAGTGACACTCTCGACTACGAAGACTTACCAGCAATTTAAGGATTAAAATGATTACAGTATATTCAAAGAATAACTGCCCTTTCTGCGATCGTGCAACAGCACTATTGGAAAGTAAGGGCATTGAATTTAAAACAGTTAAGATGGAAGATGATCCAGGCGCCCGTGAGTTCTTAATGGACCAGGGATTGCGTTCAGTTCCGCAAATTTTTAAAGATGGAGTTCTATTGCCAGGTGGCTATCAAGGACTTGCAGGCAAAGACGAAGAATTTTTTAACACACTAAAGGGATAATATGTTAATTTCAAAAGGCGTATCAGCAGGTGAAGTAATCACCTTAAAATTAACTAGCGGCGAAGAGCTAGTTGCCAAGTTGTCAGAGGAAACTGATAGCTATTATAAACTATCAAAGCCAATGGTAATTGGTATGGGACAACAAGGTCCCGGCTTAATGCCATACTTGTTCACAGTCGCGCCCGATGCAGACGTTAGACTACAAAAGTCAACTGTTACAGTTGCTGAGCCAACCGATGCAACTTTTGCTAAACAGTTTTTAGAATCAACATCTGGCATCAAGCTAGTATAAATATTTCATGCCAGCAGTATCTAGAATCGGAGACAGCGTAACAACCAATCACGGGTGTGATGGGTCTACTACAATGGCTGCCGGTTCTGGAGATGTATTAGCAAATGGTATCGGTGTTGTTAGAGTTGGCGATGTTGATACTGATCATGCCTACGGTGGCCGTGGATGTTCAGCAAGGCACAGCGTTCCTCTAAGTGCAGGAAGCCCTAACGTATTTGCTAATGGCATTGCAATTGGCAGAGTTGGTGATGGCAGCGAAACTCTTGCATCAGGCAGTCCAAACGTATTTGCAAACTAATTCTAATCATGCTATAATACAGCATGAACATTTATTTAGACATGGACGACGTGGTTGCAGACTGGCACAGCCGCGCACAAGAAATCCTCAAACTACGCTGGGACAAAACTGGCGAGCGTATTCCGCAACGTGAATGGGACAAGATCAAAGAAGACTTGCGCTTCTATCGCGACTTACCATTGATGGAAGGCGCACATGAGCTAGTTGACATGTGCAAAGAATACATCGCACGTAATCCTCAATTTCACTTACGTTTCCTTACAGCACTACCACATGACTATAGTATGCCCTTAGCGGCACAGGATAAAGTTTGGTGGGCAAACGATCACTTCCCCGGAATTCCTGTTACTATAGGGCCGTTTAGTTTCGATAAGTGGCGTCATTGTAAGAATCCGGGGGACATTTTAATTGATGATCGGCATAGTAATTGTAGTGAATGGACGTCTGCGGGCGGTGTAGCACACGTTTTTACTACATGGGCTAACTGTAAACCATGGCTAGAAACCGTTCTGCAAGCATAAACAACTAATAAATACATAATCAAGTTTATGGAGTCAGTATGGCCAATGGAAAATTAGGGTCTTGGAATTTATCAGCAGGTATTAACCAAGCAATCTATGTTAATAACAAGGATCAAGGAACTGTTTTAACACTTAACATCGTTAATAGAAATTCAGTTCCTGCGCTTATTCGTGTTGCAATCAGCACAAGTGCAACAGATCCGGGACCTGCTGAATACATTGAATATGACTTAGAGATATTGCCCAAGGGTGTATTAGAACGCACTGGCTTAATTATTAGCCCGCAACAATACCTAATCGTAAAATCAGATACTGCTCTAGTTAATGCAGTATGTTGGGGTATTGAAGTTGGTGATACAGTTGGTTCTCTAAACATTAATGCCAATGCTGGAACTACTCCAACATGGACTACGGCTGCTGGATCATTAGGAACACTTACAGTTGGCACAACAACTGCATCTGAATCACTACAACTAGTTGCAACTGACCCATATAACGCTAGTTTAAAATACACAGTTACTAGTGGTTCATTACCAGCAGGAATGGACCTGCAGACAAACGGTCTGCTTACTAACAGAAAGACAACAACAGGTTACACTTCAGGAACGGGTGGACAGTCAACAACATTTGACGTTACTGCTTCAAATGGAACTAACGGTGTAGCTAGAACATTTTCTATTACTAAGAAATGGAACGACGGTAGCACACAAGCATTGGCAGCACCAAGTGGATATTGGCTAGCACAGAACATTGGATCGTCTTACCTAAGTTCTGGCAACTATTGGATCAAGACTTCTCGTATGCCAAACGCACTTCAAATGTATGTTGACATGACTGAGGAAGGCGGCGGATATGATTTCTACAGAATTACCGGCGGTCCGAGTGTATCGTATATTACTGATACCCACGGCGGCACAGCATTGGGACTAGACCTAATGATGCCTCGTTCTAAATATCATTGGAAGGCTGCACGTAACTACATTACTAACGTTATTGGTTCCACAGACTATACATACTTTTCAAACGTAATTGGAATTTACAGAACTAGCAATACTGGCCTAGGAAGCAGTAACTACACTGGCGTGCCGATGCGCAGTATTGATTATGCAACTAAGATTGGTGATCGAGTTCAAGCAGGAACATACGCACCAGACTGGCGTGTATTAGATGGCGGTCGTTGGTGGCTACGTGATACTAACTATTCAGAACCAAACGGTGACTATAACGTATATGGATTCTTGGGTAACATGGATCGTGGATCATTTCCGGGCGGCACATACAGTTACGCTGATCTAGTGTTCAACGATGGTGGAGCATATGGAACGGGCAACTTCTACCTAGTGTCAACGAACGCCAAACCATGATTAAGACACAATAAAAATACAGGCATTAAATATTAATAGCATTAAACAGGAGATACAAATGGCTACAAACAAATATCAAGAATTTACAGCAATCGTAGAGGCTATGGAAGCAGACTTCGAAAAGTTTTACGACAAAGAAGTTGGTGCGGCTGGAACTCGTGTTCGCAAGGCATGCCAAGATTTGGCAAAGCTATGCAAGGAAACACGCAATGACGTTACAGCAGTAAAGAATGCTCGTAAAGAAGTAAAATAATTTGTTAACCGATGCTGTGGTATGTGCAATGCTACCACAGCTTTTTAAATGAGCATTAAAGTGTGGAACAGGCAATCGACCCGTAATTGGATTGCTCAATTAGAGCACCGCATAGAAGACATAGAATACTATCTTCGTAAGACCATAAGCTGGTGCGAACAAAATGAAGTATACGATGATCGGACTGTATTCGCTTGCACGGTCATGACTGCCGTTTGGGTGAGTCATCTTCGAAACGAACCAATATCAAAACGAGAGTTGTTTGAAATCCTCGGTGTAGATGGTTGGGATCAAGTTGATGATGCTATCTACGAGTTCAATGACGCATACTCATTTTACGAACACGAAGAACTACTTGAGCTAGTCGCCCGTTCGTTTTAATTGACTCTGCACATTGTCTGTTGTATAATAACAGATGACTTTAACTTTTGGAGAATAATTTTGAGTATGCATTTAGAAGGCCCGTGGTTATCTACTACTGGCAAGAAAAAAGGTAAACAGAAATTTGCTTCAGCAGAAGCCAAACGAAAGAGCGAACAATTGGACCAAGAATGGAAAGAACTCCAAAAGCGTTGGGGAGTTGAGATAGAAGATCGCAAACGCAATCGAGCTATGACTGCTCCTAGTTTGAGTGGCAACTACAGCTTGAAGATTCCAGATGGTCGAAACACAACAGCACACATTAAGAGTGTTAACACAGGCGGCAATGCTACACTTGCACCTGCAAAAGTCTATACCGGAACTAAAGTAAAAGGCATCGCAACCATGCATAAGAGCAACGCTGTGCCGGTTTTTAGTGACGAAGAAGCAGTTGACATTTCCAGAATGCGGCGTTAAACTACAACTAAGTAAACTTAGTAGTTTTCATATGAAAAATAAGGATAATTACTTATTGTCCAGAAAGGTTTTGGACACAACCGAAAGGCTTTTAACGCATAGGAGATGTATCGGAGCCATAATGACGGAACTAGCAATTCCTGATCCAGCGTAAAGGAGAAATAAAATGATACGCATCATTAAAATTTTTGTATATTGTATTGCCGCACTAGCAGTTGGCATTGCAGGATACCAGGCAGTAAACTACAAATTGGACAAGCTCAAAGAAGCTAGAGAATCATACAGTCCAGTAACAGCGCAGATGAGACAAACTCAATTAGACTGCCTAGCACGAAACATTTATCACGAAGCAGGCTACGAGCCGTTCGAAGGTAAGGTTGCAGTTGCACAAGTTACAATCAACAGAACAGAAAGCGGGAACTTTCCAAGCGACATCTGTAAGGTTGTATATCAAAAGAACATTGTATATGAGAAAGTGCTTTGCCAATTCTCATGGTATTGCGAGAGCGCAAGTTTAAAGAAACCAATGAATGGAGCCATTTATACAGAGTCAATGGAAGTAGCTAAGAAGGTGCTACTAGAGGGATTTAGATTATCCTCGGTTAAAGACGCATTGTATTTCCATGGTGATTATATTAACCCCGGATGGAAACGTGAACGGGTTGCTAAAGTTGGACGTCACATCTTTTACAAATGAGATTAACTATGAACACACAAACTATCAAACAAGGCATTAAGGATTTCTTTAACTTTGATAACTGGATGAAAGCAGTTGTCGAACATGCTCCGCACATTAGCGCAGAGACAATGGGTTGGTTAGCTATTATCTTAATGCATCTAGCAACCATTCCAACATTGGCTGCAATTTTAACCGGCCTTACAGAAAAGATGCCACCCGTTGATCTAGTATTGTTTACTTGGGCTGGTCTATTCTTAATGTTTTGTAAAGCAACAATTCAAAAGGACATTTTGAACATTGTGACTATCGGCTTTGGATTCTTTATCCAAGCAAGCCTGCTAGCACTAATTGTATTCAAATAAATATTAATCTATGATACTAGCCTGGCTTTTACTCTTAACTGGTCTAACCATTTCAGCAGTTGCAATCTACTACTCCGTAGTAGGTTTGGCCGCTATCTTCTCAGCGGCAGTTATTCCAATCATTGTCATGGGATCAGCATTAGAAGTAGCCAAGCTAGTGTGTGCTAGTTGGCTTAAAGCTAATTGGTCTATTGCACCTCGCTTGATGAAAGTCTACATGACTACAGCAGTCATTGTGCTCATGCTAATCACAAGTATGGGTATCTTTGGATTTCTATCAAAAGCACACTCGGACCAAAGTCTAGTATCCGGGGACGTTGTTGCTAAGATTGCAGTCTACGATGAGAAGATTAAAACAGCAAAGGAAAATATTGATG